ATGCGTCTCGCGCTCTATTTTAGTGCAACTAATTTGCAACAAGGATACAAAATATGCCAAGAAAAACGAAAAACGACCTGTGCAAAACCCACGGCATCACGCTTGCGCAACTCGAATACGCCAAAAACAAAGGCGTCAATATCTGGAGCGAAAGCGACCTTGCGGAGCATTTGGCGAAGAAGCGACCGAAAATGCCGAGCATGGAAAAGGTCACGCCGGAGGAAACTGCGCTTGTCGATCCTCAGACTCTCGAACAAATCGAAAACGAGATTCGCGCATCGACCGATTACAATCACATTCGGATGCTCAAGGAGAAGCTCTCCTCACTCATCATGGCGCAGAAGCTACGCATCGAACTGGCAGAATCATTCACAGCCGACGAGGTCAGAAGCCGAGACACGGGCATCGGAGCCGCCATGAGATCCGCCATGATGCGAATTGAAAGCGAGTTACCAGCGCAATGCGAAGGATTACAGGCCGCGCAACTCAAAACGCTATTCCGCGATTTCTGCCGCTCACTACTCACTGACCTAGCAGACGCGCAATCAGCATTCTGGGCAGACGTTGAAAAGCAAAAACAAGCGACAAAATGAGCGACGAATTCCGAAAAGCAATCAGGCCGCCGACTGCTCTGACCGCCGCTGAGTGGATGGCGAAAAATGTTCGCATCGTCAACAGCGAGCGATCCCCATTCTTTGACGTAGCGCAATTCCCATTTTGGCGCGATCCGATCAACGCGATCCAAGACGCCGAAACAAAGAAGGTCATCTGCGTGGCACCCACCGGCTCCGGTAAATCGACCATGGCCGAGGGTCTTTTCTGCTACATTCCCGCCGAGGATGCTGGCCCGCTGATGTATGCTTCGCAGACTGACACCGATGCTTCATTCTGGGTGGAGACGCGGCTAAAGCCAGCGATGAAAAAGTGCAAAGCACTGGATGATCTATGGAGTGCGGACCGTCATGCAACGCGCAAAATGGAAATCATTTTCCCTCACATGCCGATGATTTTCGGAGGCGCAAACATGTCGAACTTCCAAGAGAAGTCATGCCGCTATCTTTACGGTGATGAAGTGTGGGAATGGGATGACGGCCTGATCCGCGAGTTCTTTGCTCGGCATCATGAACGATGGAACCGCAAAGGCTACCTTGTGAGCCAGGGGGGTGTGAAGCAATCGGAGTTTTACCGCGAATGCGAGAAAGCAAGCTGGAATGAATGGCACTGGGCATGTCCGAATTGTGACACGCTAAACCCATGGGACAACGGCCAAATCAAAGTCGATTTCATCCACAACAAAGACGGAGAACTTGACCCGCTCGAAACGAAGAAGACGGCGCGGATGCAATGCGTTTCGTGTGGTCATCAGCAAGCCGACAACGTGAGAGACAGGCGCGCACTATCGGATGCAAGCCAATACGTCAAGACACGCCAAGGCCATGAGGAAGGCTGCGAGCTATTTCGATTTCCGCGCTCCGCTATGTGGTGGGTGTCATGGGGCGACGTATGGCTGCGATTCTACGAAGCGACCGATGCGCTCAAACGTGGCGTCATCAAACCATTTCGTCAATACAAGCAGAAGGACGAAGCGGTATTCTGGGACGATGAATTTGTCATTGAAAAGACGCCGCCAAAGCTAGGAGATTACCGAAAAGCCGACATGGGAAGCGGCAAAATCGACGGCGAAGTCTTTCGAAGCATGGCGATGGACAGGGGCAAAAATCACATCTGGCATGTCGCGATTGCATGGAATAGCGCAGGCGAGGGTCATGTTTTATCGGAGGGTTATCTGGATGACGAGCGCAAGGCAAAGGAGATCGAAACCCGGCTAGGCATCGCAGCGTCAACCGTGGTCATGGACGTATCATGGGAGTTCGATGACTCCATGGCGATGTGTATTCGCAATGGGTGGACTGGCATCCGCGGCGACCAGCGCAATTCATTTCCGCACTCGGACCGCAAGGGCAACGCCATTTCGAAGATCTACAGCCGCTTTAACTCGCATCAAGTCAAAGGGCATCATGGAAAATACTTCTTCGTTTCATCGAAAGAGTTTAAGGATCTAACCTACGGACTCAGAATGTCTGGGAAGATCATCGTGCCTGATGACGTCTCGCAAAACTTTCTCGACCATATGGAGGCAGAGAGGCGCGAAGAAACGACCAACCACAAGACAGGCGAGGTGACTTACTACTGGAAAACGATTAAGCGAGCGAACCACCTTCTTGACTGCCTCTACTACTGTGTTTCCGTGGCATACATCAAAGGCGTCTTTGGCATCGCTTACGAATGAAAAAATTGTTGACATAAGAACACGGCAAGCAAAATCGCCGTCATGACTCTTTTCCAGACAGCGAGATCTGTGGCCTTTGCTTTGCGGCATGACCCCGCCGCTGTGGCCTCGCTTAGGACAGAATTTACGCGCCTAGCACTGGAAGTCGCAACATCTGTTGACGGCGGCAAAGAGATCACAAGCGCAACCGTGAACGGTCAAACATTTTCCAAATCGGTGACAATGACAAAGGCGGACCGCCTCAAATTACTTGAAATGGTCCTGACCTATGTTGACCGAGGCATTCCCACAACTCGAACAAGCGCGCGATTCTCATGGCAATTCTAGACCAATACGGCACACCCTACAAATTCGCTCACGGCGCGATCATCAGCAATCGCCGCGGGCCAGTCATGCGCCAACGTGATACGGACATTGACCGTCTCATTCCGATGCACGACCGCAAGATCCTAGCGTCTTTATCGCGCAGGCTTTACACAAACATGGGCGTGGTCCGAGCGGCAATGAATCAAAAAGCCGATTACAGCATCGGCAACGCGTGGCTCCCTCACTACAACGGAACGACTGACAAAACGGACGGCGAAAGCGTGGCGCAATTCATGCGGAATGTATGGTTCCCAAACTGCGAATTGCGCGGTGGAATCTTTGACTGGAACACGGTTCTAAAACTTCTCAGCATTGCGGTGGACAGAGACGGCGATGCATTCGTTCACCTGACACTCAACGAGGCGGGTGACTTTCCACAGTTGCAACTGATCCCGAACAACCGAGTATTTACCAAAGGGCAGGCGGATAACACTGTTGTCGAATCTGGACCATACAAGGGGCTGATGATACGCGACGGTGTCATTCGAAATGCCGTTGATAGACCGATTGCCTACCGTGTCAGCATGGGGCTGGAAGATCCAGAGTATCAAGACATCCCTGCATTCCGCATGATCCATGTCTTTGATCCTGAGTGGCAGGAGCAAGGGCGCGGATTACCAGCGGCAACGCACGCACTGGAAGATTTGAAGCACTGCCTGCAATCGACAGAATACGAGCGCATCCGTCAAATGATCGTTTCAAGCATCGGCCTCATCGAGCATAACGACATTGGTGGACCTGACACGAACGACCCCGCGTTTGGCATGGGCAACGAAACAAACACCTGCCCGCAGGATGGCGTCACAAGCGAGTTATTCGAAGGCGGTGCGATTCGTTACTTCAAATCAAACAGTGGAGGAAAACTCGAAACTCTCAAACATGAGAACCCCGGCGAAATCTGGGAAAACTTCCACGACCGCATGATCCGCGCATTCCTTGTCGGTATGAAGTGGGCAAACTCGCTGACATGGAAACCAAGCGGCCAAGGCACAGCCGAGCGAGCAGAGATCGAACGCGCACGCCGGGCAGTTGTCGAACGTCAGAAAATCATCAGCTACGCAGCGCGTCGGATGATCTCTTACGCATACAGCGTATTCGCCGCAAACGGTCGGGTGCCGATTGTTGATGCTCCTTTTTCGTGGTCATTTACCATGCCGCCGCGTCTGACGATTGACGATGGCAGAGAGGAACAGATGATGCGCGAGGGCTATAAGATGGGCAGTCGCAACATGACCGACATACAAGCCAGTTACGGCACAAACATCGAGGATTTCTACCGCGCACGAGCCGAGGAAATCGCCTTGCGTAAGCGGGTGCAATACGAAGTCGAAGAACGCGAAGGCATCACAATCGACGATCGCGAGATGGTCATGTTGACGCCAAATGAGACCAAAGATCAAACAACTGAAACAGATGAGCATGAACAATAAAAACTTCTTGGCGCATGTCGCTGAAAAAAAACTATGGGCATCCGATGAATCGCAGCTTGTAAAAGTGGCGTCAGCAAACTTAGACGACCTTGACATTGATGATTTCTACAATTTTCGACCAGCGGCAAAAGTGGAAAACGGACAAGCTGAAATTCACATTCAAGGGCTACTAACCAATGGCTTGCCAAAGATTTATGAAAAGGCCGGCATGGTTACAAGCTACGACTCCATTCGCGATGAGATTGACGCTGTAATTGAACAAGGCGCAAGCGCAATTACCTTTCGCATAAATAGCGGAGGCGGAAGCGTAAATGGCGCAATCGAATTGTCTCGTTACATTGCGAGCCTGCCAATTCAAACAGCATCAGTCATCACATCTTGCGCTTGCTCCGCAGCATACATGATTGCATCCGCAACAAATCGAATCGCAGCATCCGAAACAGCGATTGTCGGAAATATTGGCGTCATTCTTTCTTGGTATGATTACACTGGATTTTTTAAGTCTATGGGTATTGAGCCGAAGGCAATCACCAGCGATGGCGCAGAGTTGAAATCTACATTTCATTTGGAGCCAAATGCCGAGCAGCTGGCATTTTTGCAAGAAGGAGTGAACCAAACAGGCGAAACATTCCGTCAATTCGTATCAGCGCAGCGCAGCGTAAATGCTGAGGTTTTCCGCGCTGGGTGGTATTCTGGCAATCAGGCATTAGAGCTAGGACTGGCCGATGAAATTATTTCTGAAAAAATTGTTGACATAGCAACAGCCTCCTCAAAATCACCCGATATGAACTTGTTCGCAAGCAAAAAAGATTTAGAGGCAGCTCAGTCAAACATCGAGTTGCTTAACGCCGACATCGCCACATTGCAAGCCGACTTGCAAACCGCAAACGCGACGATCACCGACTTCACCTCGACGATTGCAAACCTTGAAATCGAACTTGCATCTGCCAATCACAAGGCAACGGAAGCCGAGGCAAAGATTGCTGAGCTTACCGCATCGCTGGAAACAGCCGAGGCAAGCGCAAGCAAGAAGGCCGTCGAAATGGTGGCCGACCTTGGCGCAGGCGATCCAATCCCCGCCGTGAACGAATCGGCAAAGGAAGGCATCCGCGATCAATACGCAAAAATCACCGACCCACAGGCTCGCCAAGCATTCCGCTTAAAGAACTGGGACGCTCTAACCAACAACTAATTCTCAACTAACTAACACACAATCATGGCTAATACATTCGACTCCGCTCTGGTAACCGATGTTCTCCGCGACACCGCTATTACCGTTCTCCAATCCCGCTTGGCTCCCTTGAACTCTTTCTCGAAAGACTTCACAGCCGAAGCTGTCAAACCTCGCGCCACAATCCAAGTTCCGATTGCAACCGCAGGTTCCACCACTCAAACCAACGCAACCGATTTTGAAAGCGGCAACAGCACGCTGGACAACGTCGCAGTGACGGTGAACCAATACTCGAACAGCTTTGCTCTTTCGAACGATGAACTCAACCAAGGCTTCCGCCTGGAGAACATCGCCAAGATCAACTTGCACCAGCTTGCAAACAAGATCATCGACATAGCTCTTACGCCGGTAACTACCACCAACTTCGGAGCCGCCGTTGTCGATAAAGACACCGCCGCTGATGTGGGTGTGACCGAACTCAAAGCTCTCTGGGCAGCCCTCAAAGATGGCGACGTTCGCAACGTAATTGTCGATGGCAGCATCTACGCGCAATTCCTCCCCGCTAATTTGGAGTCTTTCCAAGTTGCATCAGGCGGCAAGAACGTCGGCATGTATGGCTTTGACTTCTTCTCTTTCAACAACCGCTGGACTGGCGCAGGCACTAACGTGCGCGGCTTTGCTTGCTCCCCGCAAGCTATCGCAATCGCTTCTGGCGTGCCGGTCCAATCGCCCGTGTCTGATGACATGATCGGTCAAGAAACCGTGGTCATCCCTGACCTTGGTCTTTCGGTCCAGATGAATATGTGGGTAAGCCGTCAATCGCGCAGCCTCTGGGCATCCTACGATGTCATGTTTGGCGCAGCCAAAGGCGACGGTTCCGCTCTTAAGCTTCTGGTTCTCACTCCATAATGTTTCTGGTGATTCATAGCAAAGGCATCGAGAGCGTGGCGGTTTACTCCGCCGCGCTCAAGACCGCGCAACGAATCGCTGATGAGACACGGGAGAAGGCGAGAGTTTACCGCACACCTTCACTTGTTGAATTTGTCGCGTGTCCCTCAAAGCAGGTGATTGACGAGCCACCGCTCGAACCTCCCAAGAGGGCGCGCAAGAAAAAATCGTAAGATGGGAAATCAGGGCGTGGGTTAACAGCCCGCGCCCTTAAACTATAAGACTATGAGTGAGCTAACATATTTTGCAAAAGCCGCATTTGCCGAGAGTCGCGTGACGATCGGAGGCGAGCCAATCGCAATTTCTGAAGGCACGCAAATCTCCGCAGTATTAGCAGAGAGAACAGCAAGCGACTCATTCGATGGCATCGGATTCTCTCCCACTGACACATTTACCGCCGTGGTTGACGCTGTGGAATTTGCGACAGCATACCCAAACGCAATAGCAAGTTACAGAGGAAAATCAGTTGAAGCACGAGGCGTGAAATTCCGCCTTCGTGAAATCTCCGCAGGGGCGTCATTCGTGACGCTAAGACTCGAAACCATCACACGCTCATGATAATGAAGGCTGACCAGAAGATGCTCGAAAAGAGTCTTAAGAAAGCGAGCAAGGCATTTGGCGAATCGACCGAGCAATCGACATTCCGCTGGGGCGTGCAAATTGCGCGAGATTTGGCGGCCTATACTCAGGCATTCGGCCGAGGGGCAAAAGCGCAGCAAATCCAGATTGGCGCGATCTGGAAGGACGCAATGAATGTTTGTCGGAAAATCGGAAGCTCTGAAATTCCGCAACTTAAAAACGAAGATGAAATCATCCGCTGGATCAATCAAAATCGCACGCGCAAAAACAAGCGGACCGCAGTCTTACCGCCGAACCAAAGACTCACAGCGACACAGGCGCAACTCGAAAGAGCCGTGATGAAAAAAGCTGAGCGCGCTGGATCCGCTAAGGGTGCATGGATCGGAGCCGGGCAAGACATCGCAGCGAGGCAAAAGGGGATGCAGAAAAACAGCATCGGCAAAAACTTTCTAAGCTACGCGCAAAAGTGGGCAGGCGAAGGCAGAGCGGTAGTCAAGAAACGCATCTTTGACAATGACGCCACTCTCGTGAACAGCATCGAACACGCAGCGCAACCTTACGTTTTACGCGACACCCAAAAACAAAAAGCAGTCAAGTCGGCCATGAAGCGCACGATCAAATGGTATGATAAAGCAGCAACAGCAAAACTAAAATGACGGTGACGCTAACACTCCAAGCACTTCGCTCGTATCTCATGGCTCAGGACATAGAGCTGCCAATCTGGATTAGTGGAGATCAGTCAGATTTAACGCCGCCATACATTCACCTAAAGGTCACAGGATCAGATGAGCATGAGGTTCTCTTAGGTGTGTATCAATTCTCCATCGAGGCCGCTCTAGTGACCGTGCCACGCGAAGATGAAGGCACATCCGTAGAGGATAAAGACGAACTCGAAGCGGACGTTTACGAAGTCTTAGCAGACAACACAGGATTCCTCCAATGGGCCGAAAGCGAGGAAGAAACAACCAACGTCCGATTCTTTGAAATGCGCGTTTCCGAAAACCAATCAGAAGAAGCCGACGGCGCGCTGGGATCAATTTTCAACATCACAACAACAACTTGTAAAATCACTAACTAACTAACACAATGAGCGCAACCGTATTTGGAACAGCAAGATTTGGACTCTCTAGCGAGTCATCCTCCACCGGGCTATTCGCCGCAAACATCAGCTTTGCCGGCACTAGCGAACAAGCCATGGCCCCTAACCACATCGGGCAGGACGTAGGCATGAGCATTTATAACGAGTCTATCGACGTCACAATCGACGGCATCATCGCAGTGAAAGCGACTGGCCTAGTTGTCGGCATCGCAGACGCCGTGACGCTCGCTAACCAAACCGATGGATTCGACAAGGTTCTTGATATTCTCAAAGTGGCACCAGTGTCTGGATCATCGGTTATCATTACCGGCGCGACCGTTTCCCGCACTAACACAGGATTCGAGACTGGCGACCTGACAGGCGTCTTCAAGCCCGGATTCACCGCCGCCTCGCCAACGACTGAAACCTGATAACTAACTCAAAGAAATATGATAAACCAAGAAAGATTCTCCACAGGAGACATAAATTTTGCATGTGCCGTCATGGCTCTAGGTGTGTCATTGAATACCCTAGAGCCATGCTCTCTTATCAGTCATGAGAACGGCAGCGTTTATTCTCGCTACAACTTTGACCCGGTATCAGTGGACGGCAAATGGATCACCATCGAACTAAGCCGAGGATGGTCCCGCATTGATACCTTGCCAGCAAGTCACCCGCTTGTTGCCATCAGTTCATTCGTTCGATCTGGAAGCCACGGCATGACCGTCGCTGAATGGCTCGAACATGCGATTGACTCTTTCGAGTTGACGCACGTCACAAGCACGCAGAGCGCAATGGATCACATCCGTGCATTCCCTGAGAATCCAGAGAGCTATTGCTTAGCGTTTGTTTGTAATCGCTACACGCTTTTGGATCTGCATCACCGGGCAACGCGTAAAATCTACATGACCAACGGCGCGGCAAAGGTGCTTGTGGACGCCAAGCTTCCACGCTATCAAAAGCAAGAACTCATTAACAGACTTAACGGATGAACGCGAGAGACGAAGAACTATCAAAGGCATGGCTTGGTGAAATCATTTTCGCAGGCAAGCCACTAAAGCCGCTATCCATGGGTCGCATCCAAAAGTTGCAACTCATGAAAAACCGATGTTTTGCAGACAACGAAGCGCAAAGCGAACTGGAAGCCATGATCGAGGTCATCTACATCATGGCGCATGAATCAACAGAGATCATCGAATACAGCCGACGACCAGAGGCAGAGCGAAGTGAGATCCTCGCAGACTTTGCGATCATCCATGAAGACGAAATCGAAAGCGTCATTCACAAAGTTCTGGCATCGGTGCAAAGACTCGAAACCGCCAAGATGGAAAGCGCAAAATCGGGAAAGGAGATTCGCCATGTCTGACCGCGCAAATCGAATTTTTCGCACTTCGGCATGGCGTGAACTTTGCGACCGTATTCTGGGATTACGACGTGGCGAGAGTGATGCAGTTACTCTACTGCGAAGCACTGAAAAACGGCGCAGTGATGCGCTATGCAAAGGCAGTTGAAAGCACTGAGACAAATCGTAAACTTGAACAACTCGAAAGGAACTTAGAACAATGGCAATCGAAACAAAGGTAAAGGTAGGATTTGACGGCAACGAAGTCAAAAAAGGATTCTCTGGAATCACGAACATGTTTAAAGGCGCGGCTCGCTCCTTCGGGAAAGGCGCGGCAATGATGGCAGGCGCGGCGGGTGGAAAGACGATTATCGACCTTGCGCTGAGACTGGCTAACGGCACGAAAGAACTGGCAGATTTCAGCGGTGAGATTGAAGATGTGGCAGTTCAGACAGGCGCGACAGTCAGTGAGATTGCCATGCTAAACCGTGGCTTGCAACTGGCAGGCGCGAACATGGATGCAGGCCGCGCGCTGTCAACCTTGGCAGAAAACATTTACGAAGCGACTCACGGCGGCGAAGACTTGCAAGAGGCATTCGCTAAAATCGGATTATCCATGTCGGATATAAAAGACTTGAATCCAATGCAGCAATTCCTTCAAACGATGGAGGCTCTATCTGGATTCACAGGTGACATGGGCGAGTTGACCAACCTCACCAAGACGCTATTAGGCGGCAAGATGGGGATGCAGTCGATTCGACTTTTCCGCAATGAAGACGCCATGAAAAACATGGGAATGGACATCCGCGTCTTTAGCGAGCAACTCGAAAAGAATGCTGAAAACCTTGGCGCATTTGGCGACCAGATGGACAGGCTTCCTTATTTGTGGAGATCCTTTAACTTGGCAATCGCTCGCATTCTCGGATCGAATGGCGAAATGCTAAAGGGAGTCATTGACCGTCTCATGGAGATGCTGAATGCCGAGGATTTATCAGGCTTGCTCTACACGCTCCGATCCGAATATGCCAAGATGCTCGAAGTGATTTCCAACTCTGAGTTCATGCAGGGATTCAAGGACTTTTTCAAGAACATCGGTAGGCAGATTGGCGAAGGCATCCGCGAATCGGTAGGGCTCCCCAAGTGGCTTTCTGATAACAGCGCGCCAACAGGTGACCGCAGTATGGCGTCATTGCTTAACGCCACGAATCAAACAAATAGCATCCTCACCCAAATCGAAAGATCTAACAACAGATACGCATGAGCGCAACAATTTACGGAGATTTTACAGCACCGATTCCGCAGCCAGTATTCCGCGCAAGACGCGACGAAACAGGCAAATGGACGGCATCACTCACAGTCAGCATCAAACGTGGTGACTACGAAACGCATGTGCCTAGCTTTGAACGTGGCACATTGATCACCGCTATCTATCCACAGGTGCAAGCTTACTTCGACGCGTTTGTCGTGACCGATCACGAATACATCGAAAAGCCCGGCGCGATTGACGAGGTAGTCATCAACTTTAACGGATTCGTGGAGGAAGAAATTCCAAGCGAGCGTGACAAGGTCTATGATTACCAAGTCGATCTGGCAGAAAGACCGATTATTGAGCATCCGAAATTCGCTGATCTTTACCCGCCTAATCAACAGCTTCTCGTGTGGTTCTACGAAGGGAAATTGCGAGTGATTGACAATGACCGATTTATCGACAACTACAGCGGGCAGATACAGCGCGAATACGAATTTACAACCGATCTTTACGGTCAGGAGTTTTACGACATCATCGTCAAAAAAGGCATTCGCACCTACCTTGACCCGACCGCAGAATACACTGAGACGATCACAGACCTAGGCGGACTTGATGGCGAGATTGACGACATGGGCAAGATCGACACGCCGCCGGGTTCTCCCCCAGGTATCACTGGAAAGATTTGGTTCATGAGTGGCGCATCGCAAACCGTGAGTAGCGACAACCCGATTACCTACTCTCGCAAGTGGACAACCATCTTAGATAACGACGAAAACAATTTCTTGTATGGCCCGTAAATCAAACATGCCGCTAGGCTACACGCCACCGAAGCGTGGCGAACGCATCAAGGCAAGTGACATCCAAGGCGTCAGTAGGATGCTGGACAGATTGAATCGCAGTGGACGCGAGCAATACGCATCGGCCTTTGCACTGAATCAACCGCCGTTTACTGTGTCAATTGGATACGATGGCACGGATTACTTTGTGACCGTAACACAGGGCTTTATTGTCGAACGCGCTCTATCAGCGGACGGCGCGGAAAGCCCATTGGTATTGCACGAATGTGACAACCGTCTGGATGTGGATGACAACCCGACACCATTTGTCATGCAAGCAGGCGAGGCGATCTTCGTAAAGGTAATGGAAGACACATATGGCAGAATTAAGCCGGGCGCGGATCTTGTGCTAGTCGTGGATGACGTTGCCAAAGCATCAACTTATTTCGAACCACCGTCAACAGAGGCTGAATACTACTACAAGCTCGCAGAATTGCAGACGTTTGGTGACACCGTGCAACTAGTGCCATTCCTCACAGGCTCCCACATCTACCACAGCACAGGACTCACGGCTGACATGGTAATTTACGACTGCCCACCTGAGCCGGGTAGCAGCGAAAAAGGAGCGCAACTGATTCGCTTGTCATTTGTCAGCGGCAAGCTCCACAGCGTGAATGAAACGGAGGCAGCAAGACCGCTATCGCCTACCGTAGTGGAGACGAACACAACCTACTGCTCATGACCCGCGCCTTTATCGTTTCACGCCCTACCGATATTGACCTTGCCAGAGCGTGCAGGGCGAGGATGAAGGAGCTAGGATGGGAGGCGTCAATCATGGTTGATTCGCGAGAGTGGGAAGCAGTGCCAGATGACACCATCAACGCAAAGTATAGCACACTTGGACGCGGTATGTTTGGCAACGCCTGCGCCACTGGTATTGCTGATGGTATTCTCGAAAACTCGAAAGAGGGCGACGTAGTCATGAAAATGGACTGCGATATTTGGATTTCACACGAGGCGAGCGATTGGTTTTCATCGCCAACTAAAGCAAGGGCAACGCGCATCATGTATCGCAAAAACATTGCATGGGGCGGATGTTGGTCGGCAACACGCGAACACTTGCAAGCGGCACGAATTACAGCCGATAGCATAGGCAGATGCAACTGCCCAGAGTCATACTTAAACTTGCACGCGCTTGCACTAACGGAGCCGCGCCTAGAGTATCACGCCACGCTTGCAACGCAATGGGAAGGCGGAGATCGTGGCTTTGTCGCAACGCTGCCAATAACACGCAGAAGACACAGGCAAACCGAGGGACTCGCGCTATTTGACACAACATTTTCCTTGCCATAACAATAAGCTAACTTACAAAAACCGACATGAACTGTTTCAACCTTAAGCCATATACGTTGAACTGGCCAGCGATCACCGCTGAGGATACTTTTCCCGGCTTTGAAATCGAAGGAAAAGACGCGCCTGATGACGACACTCTAGAGCGCGTGCGGATGCAGGTCAGAAATGCCGCTGGAGCAGTCGCTTACGAAGCTGACAGCGATGACGAAGGCGTTGAAATTTTAGACGCTAACACATGGCATATGCGATTCGATGATTTCACCGCGCCTGCGACCGCTGGAAATTACTCATACGACATCGAGACGACAGGCAGTGCAAGCGGCCGCGCAACTATCATCAGCGGCATCTGGCCAATACTCGCACAAGTCACCCAAGAACCGGAAGCATGAAGAATTTCACCATCACATTTACCGGCATCGAGCGCAATTTTGAGGTGACTCAAACGGCCGTTTCTCGCAACTTTGAAATCAGGCAGGGAGTCGGACCAGTCGGCCCAGCAGGTGCAACTGGCCCAGCAGGCCCGGCAGGCCCGAACAGCGTGACAAGCGCAACGACAAGTGATGGGACATGCGATCTATGGATTGACACGCTTAGAGTCGGAACTAGCACGGCATCGGGCATTCGCAGCGCGGCACTTGGGCAATCGACAGCAAGCGGAGATCTTAGCTTCGCACAAGGATTATCAACGGCGTCAAACGATTACGCGTTCGCAAGTGGGGATGGAAGCACAGCAAGCGGTTACGGATCTTTCGCAATCAATAATTCAACGGCATCAGGCGATCTATCATTCGCCACTGGCGGAGGAACAACAGCAAGTGGAGATTATAGCTTGGCATTTGGCTTTTCAAGTGTAGCGATGGAGATTCACAGCGCAGCAATCGGACGCCGCGCAAAGTCAATTCACGAAGGCGCATCTGTCGAATCTGACTCGCAAGACGCAGACGTCGAAAGCGCCGCCACTAACGAGAAAACATTCCGCTTTGCCAATGGCTACCGATTCCTCGGAGGAACGGCATCCTTCACCGCTGTAGTTGCCCCATCAGAAGTCAAATCCGCAAACTTTACGGCGGCGAACGGTGGCAGCTATGTGACCGTCAACAACGCCACTGTGACAGACCCGACGCCAAGCGAAGGAGCGGCTTTTCGCGTGCTTGTTCGCAATGGCATCGCTACGGTCGGAGGCACGGCATACGCAATCGCTGGAAGCCTAATTCGCCGTGTGTTTCACTCTGGAAGTTGGCAGAATTACGAATACAAGAACCACGCTCAATATGGCAATCTCGCAACTGTAAATGGCGGCACAGGCGTAGCAACCGCCCTAGCAGTCAACACAGGGAGCGCAGGGGCTATCGTGGTCAATGGTGG